ATGCTTGGGGGCACCTTCCGGCACACCAGCAAGCCTCAGCGATAGGTATTTTTCGACAGTTTCGGCGGCATCCTTGATCTTTGGCTCAAGGCATACAGCGGAAAACAGGGTGACAATGTGCAGCCGCGTCACCTGCGCAATTGCGCGGCCCCGGCTTTTCGGCAATAGGCCCGCGTCGATCAGGGCGCGCGCATATGCGTTCACCGTTTCCACGGGTTCCTTCATGACCTCGGCCACGTCTTCCACAAGTTCTGATACGCTCGCCATTCTGCAAACCCCCATCTTGGATTTGACTTTACTCAATCCAAATGAAAATTGCAAGCGGTCGAGCGTATCGGAACCTTGAAACATCACGCCCCCGTCGCCTCGACCTTTTTCAGCGACGAATGGTCGAAGCACGCGGAAACCCGCTTCATCCCATCGAACCAGACGCAAAGCGCCTCGCCTGTCATCGCGCGTTCGCCCTCATAGGTCATGCGCGGCCCGCCGCTCTTGAGTTCCACCACGTCGCCTGGCGTGAATTGCTCTTGCATCATCTGTCTGTCCTTTCGTGATCAGGCTACGCTCAGGCCGATGCTTTCAACATCGCCTACCGTGAGTTTTTCTCCCGCGTCGTGGCGGGCAACGAGCGCCATCATGTGCGCCTCTGCGACTTCGGCCGGAACGGTCTTGTGAACGAAGGCCGCCTCAAGAAAGCCGACGAACAGAAGCTGCCGAACATCGTCCATCTTCCTAAATTCATCGAGAATGAGAGCAGTCGTTTCGTTGCTCATTTCACACCCCCTTCCGCAACCTTGGCCGCCTCCGCTTCACCGATCAGGCGTTCGAGAGACGCAAGAGCCGCCGCACGTTCTTCGGGCGAAAAGTCTGCGCACGGGGTTGGCTTGACGGTATAGCCCAGCTCAGAGAGGGCAACGCAGATGTGCGCAGCCTCAACTTCTTCGCCGTCGATGATCAGGACACCCTTTTCCTTGTTGACGCTGATCACTGCGCCCTCTTGCGGCAAGCCGGTATCGTTCGCGCAGGCGCGTTGTTCTTGTGTCATGGTCGTTTCCTCTCGGTTAGTTGGTCGGTTGGTCGGTCTCGGTCACTCTCTCGCGCAGCATGAACACCACTTGCGCGTTGAGGGAGCGAAGGTTCTTCCGCGCAGCCGCCGCGATCTCGTCTTTCAGATCGTCGGGAAGCCGGATGCGCATGATCGTGTCTTTCGACATGGTGCGATGCCTCCTCGGTATGCCACACATATATGCCACCGTGAGGCATTGCGCGTCAACCGCAAAGTGTGGCATCGGTGCGGCATGGCAAGAGAAGACCTTCATTTCCGTTTGCGAATCCCCGAGGCGCTGAAAGAGCGCATTGAGGCGGCTGCCGCGTCGAACAATCGCTCCATGACGGCTGAGATAATCAGCCGGTTGGAGGTGTCTTTTGAACGGGAAGCGGATTGGGAAAACGCGCTTGAAAACATCGCGGATGCGCTAGCGCGAATCGAGAAGCTGGAATCCCAGGTTGAAGACCTTCGATATTCGACGGGTTCGCGCGACTATGCGGGAAACGAAGACTACTAAGGCCGGGACTACCGCGCGCAGCCCCGGCCCGTGCCCGTCAGAGGGGACATGACAGGCGGTGTGATCGGCCCCGGCTGCCCGTGCCGATCTGCGCCGCGCCCCTCTGGAGACAGGGACCGCGCCTTGACGGGGTTGTCGGCATGTCCAACCGGGGCACTCACCGTCTAATCCCAGATGCTTCGGCGCGACGAAATAAGCACCGGGCGCATCCAGCCCTATTCCGTCAGTCCGCCCAGTCGATGAATGACAGCGCGTCTTGCAGGGTCGCACCCTCGATCCCGGCTTCCTTCGCCTGAGCGAGAGCCTGCACCATCGTCGCCAGCGCCCGCGCCTTGCCGCCTGCATCGAAAGCCTGCATCGGGCGCACCACGTCCACCTTGACGGCCCCGCCCAGCTTTTCCGATGCTTCCTCGGCCAAGAGCATCGCTATCGGTTGCAATACGATCTGCGCCAGATGCCGTTGCGCCTCGCGCACCAGCGGCCCCTGGGCGGCTTGGCTGAACATTGCGGGCAGGACGCCGTAGGCCGCGAAGATCGCGCCCCGTGCCGCGTCCAGCAGCTCGGCTGGCATGGCGCGTTGCAGGTCAGGCGTCAGTTGGTCGGGCGCCTTGCCAGCAAGCGGGGCCATCCCGGCCCCAACCGCCTGCGCCACCCCCTCCACGATCAGCGCAGCACCGCGCCGCCCTTTGAACGCGGATCGCATCGCGGCCATATCCGAGGCGCTGCCCTCGGGCATGTGCGCGATCTGGGAACCAATCGGGGCGCTTTGCCATGTGTCGCGCAATGCCGTCTCGATCTCGTGCAACAGGCTGGCGGTCAGGCTGGCACGGCGCAGCGGCGCCTGTCCGGTCCACGGGGCCACCGGATCAACGCCCAGCCGCACATGCAGCACCTCGCCAGCGAGAACCGTGTGAGAGGTCGAGCCGCCCGCCTCAGAGACGGTGACGCGATAGGCCCTCGGGATGCCGTCGCGGGTGGACAGATCCCAATCGGCGCAGGGAATGAGCCGGTCACGGATCAAAAGCACCGCCTCGCCACGCAGCGCCAGAGAGCGGGCGACAAGCGCCATCGTCTTGCGGTCCAGCAGATCGGTGCCGGTCACATCTGCCAGCGCAAAAGCCGATTCCCAGAGCGTGACGCAGGTCTGCACCGTCGCGGTTAGTTCTGCGATGCCCGAGACGCCCGCGATATAGGACTCGCGCGCCGCGATGATAGATGCCGTGTATCCAGCGGCCAGCGTGTCGCGCTGTTCTAGTTTTGGCTTGAATGGCCACATGTCAGAGCCTCCACCGATTGGAATGATGCGCCACCAGACGCCCAGCGACTTCGGCCACCGGCTGCCAGCCGCGCGCCTCGATCTGCGCATCAGGATAGGCTGGCACAGTCACGGCCGAGACCTCGAACAGCGCCGCCTGCGTCACCGTGCGCAGCAGATCAGCGCCGCGCCGCTCCACGCGGTCGCCACCTTTGGGCACGTTGAACCCGGGCGACAGGCCCCGGATCAGGCCCGCCCGATGCGCCGCCAGAAAGTCCTTGGCCCAGGTGGTCGAGCCGTCCACCGTGGCCTCGATCTCCACCGCCAAATCGGTGCTGCGCAGCCGCAGGGTGCCTGCCGCCGTGCTGGCGAGGGGCTTGGTATAGTCATGCTGGGCCAGCAGGTGAATTTCGCCGCCCGCCTCGATCCGCGCCCGGAAGGCATTGGGGGCGAAGACCTCGCGCCGCCCCGGTGCCAGCTCCGTTTCGCTGTTATAGGGGAACCGCGCCGAAAGGTGAGTTGCCCCACCTTCCGCACGGATTTCCAGCGTCCCGAGATTTCCGCCCCAGAGCATCATGCCACCTGCACGCCGGTCAGGATTTCGAGTTGCGCACCGCGCGCCACCGTCACATCGCAGGTGGTGAGCGCGGTCAGGCGCAGGCCGCCCGAGGCCGCATCGCTGAACGGGTCGCGGATCAGATCCACCGCGCCCCACATGCCAACGAAGACAGGCGCCACGCCGCCCGCGTTGGTGGTCAACAGCGAGGTGCAGGCCTCAGGCGTGCCGGTCGGAGCCGCAAGTGCCGTCGAAGACATGGCGATGCCGCCCATCTTCTCGGCCATCCGGTCAAACTCGAATTTCGGCGCAGAGGTCGCCGTGAGTTGGTCTTCCATGAAGTCCCAGACCTCGGGGCGGATCAGCGCACGCACATCGGCGGGGGTCGAGGCGGCATTGCGTGCCATGAAGCGCACCACGGCGCTGCGATAGGTCGCCCACGAAGCCGCAGCATTCACCGCCGACACGGTGATGCCATAGGTCGCGGCCCCGGTGATCACGCCCAGCGGTTGCCCGTCCGCGCCGGTCCCGAGGAAAATCGCGCGGTCGAGTTCAGCAGCCATCGCGCCATTCATATCGCGCCGGATCGCAGCTTCCAGAGCATCGCCAGATTGCAGCAACGCCTTGCGGGTGATGCGCATTTGCACGCCCATGGTTTGCTCTGGTTTCAGCGCCTTGTCGGTGGTGGTGTAAGCGGTCGGGTCCGGCACGGTGCCGGTTTCGCCATCCGCCCAGCCCGCCGTGACGGCAGAGGTCGCCACCGGCCATTCGACAGCGCCGGAACCGATTGCGATCATCTGCGCACCCATGCGTGCCGCAACAGACGCCGGGAACAGGCGGTCGATGATCGGGCGGGTTTGCATCGGGTCGGGGGTGCCGGTCGAGACGGTTTCACCGGCCCGCGCTTCCAACGCCATCAGCGGCACGGGAATGCCACGATAGCCGCCAGAGTTGCGCAGTTCGGTCACGACTTCGGCGGTCTGGCCGTCAAGCGCGCGGCCTTCATTCAAGGCCCCGATCACCTGGCGCATCTGGAAAGCGGCCACCAGATCGCCCCATTCGCGGCCCGACCGGGTTTCCAGATCGGCCCCGGCTTCGCGGCGCTCGGTATCTTCGGCAATCAGCGCGGCCCGGTAGCGGGTTTCGTTGGTCTGATATTCGCGGTCGAGGTCGCCCATGCTGCGCACCTCGTCGTCGGTCGGTTTGTCCTTGCCCGCCAGAGCCGCAAGGGATTGGCGGATTTCACTTTGCCGTTTGGCAATCTTCACAGAGTCCAGCATTTGATACCTCATGTTGCCGGGTTGGGGTTCGTCGCCAGTTCGGCAACGGCTCGATCCCATGCCTTACGGGCCGGGGATTTCTCTTTGTGCCCGACTTCGATGCGGGTCTTTTTCGTGTGACAGCGCGGGCAGAGCGCCTGCAAATTTCTGGGCTCAAAGGCCAGATCCGGGCGCAGGCGAACCGGCTGGATATGGTCAACCTCAAGCCGCCGCCGATCCCCGCAGCACCGGCACTTCCAGCCATCGCGTTCGAGGATCACCTGCCGCAGCACCGCCCACCGCTTGGTGCGGGTGACGTGCCGGGAATGGCGGGCGTATTCGTCGCGCTTGCTCATACCGCCCCCTTGGTCGCCGTGATCTCAAGGAAGCCGCGCCGGGGTGCCGACACTTCCTTGATGCCCTCGATTTCCCAGGTTGCGCCGTCGCAGGTCAGCCGGTCAGCAGCGGTCAGGCCCGCCGAAAAGCTGGAATGCCGCACCACGAAACGCGCCGTCACGGTCGCCAGCACCCGCCCCGATGCCACCTGTTCCGCGTCTGACACGTCCTTGCGCGATGCCCAGACCGGGCCACCATGCGCCGCCCACGACAGGGTGACGTTGCCGAAACCATCGTCGCCCGTCACTGCCCGCAGGAATTGAATCCGCCGATCAAGGTTCATAGCCATGCCACCTTCGGTTTGCGCTCGGGCGTGGCCTTCATGCGCGCGCCCTGCGCCACGGCCAGCACCGTTGCCGCCGCCGCGTCGATCCGCCCGAGGCTGCGCGCTTTCGCCAGCTTGTGATTATTCGCCGGATCAACCAGCGTAATCGCGTCCGAAAATGCGCTGCGCAGAAGCATCGAAGGGGCCACCGAGATTTCGCCGTCGAAGAGAGCGCGCCGGAATCTCTCGATGTCCTCTGAACCGTCTTTCCATCCGAACCCCCGCCAGATGAATGGCACCCGCGACAGGCCCGCCGCCTGCATCGCCTCGGCAAACTCGGCATGTCGGAACCTGTCACCCACGACACAGGCCGGTTGCACCCCTTCCAGCCGCCGCACCACATCCACCAGCCACGGCCCGGGCGGCACCGTCGCATCGCCCAACACCGTCAATTCGCCCCGGTCATGCATCTGCGACTAGCGTTCACCCCCGCCATCAGCGGCCCCACGGTCGGCAAGGCTCGGGCTGCCGGGGAAGGTGCCAACCGCCTCAAGCCGCCCCGTCTCGGGCCAATAGAAGGCCGCCGCCGACATGCTGCGAGAGCCGCCCAGATCAACGCCCAGCACACAAGGCCCCTCGCGCGGGGGCAGATCATCGGGCGAGACTTCCGCCGCAAGCCATTCGTCAACCGTGCAAAGCACCGACCGGCTTTCGGAAGACACCCGTTCATTGCGGTTAAGGTTGCGGAAGCTCGACAGCGCCGAACCGCCGCGCGCAATCGCCCGCCGCGCCTGCGCCACCAGCCAATCGGGCGTTGAACCGATGCCCTCGGTCGCGCCGGGGTTCGCCTGCAGCAGGCTTTCCAGATCATCGGCGGGCAGGCCAAAGGCAGGGCGGTGTTCCTGCACATAGGTGCCGGGCGGCGGATCATCCAGCCACCGGCTAAAGGCGTTGGCATCGTCGGGCGCCGAAGTCGAGATAATCAGCGCCCTACCATCGCGTTTGCCAAGGCCCGAGAGGATCGCGTTTTCCAGCGCCTCGCCCTTGGCCGCTTCCCATGCCGCGCGCTCGTCGAGAACTGTCAGGGTCGGAGCGCCGCCCAGGATCGACTTGCCATCTGCTGCGATGACGCGCGCCAGCCCGCCGCCGTTCGCCTCGGTCTCCACCTCCAGCTTCGAACCGCGCCGGATCACGAATTGCGCCTGGTCTTCCTCGGGCAGCCCTTCGATGTAGCCCACAAGAAAATTGAAGGCGGTCTTGGCTTGGTCGCGGTTTCTCGCGGCGAAGATGATTTCCCGCTTCGGCTGCGGGTTCAGATCCAGCGCCCCCACCAGCTCGGCCAGCGACAGGCCAGCCGACAACGCGGTCTTCGCGTTACCGCGTCCGATGCTGAGACAGGCCACCATCACGCCCTCGGCCAGAGCGCCGCGCACGAAGCGCACCTGAAACCCAGCCAGCTTGAGGGGCTTTCCCGCCGTCCGCCCCTCGGGGATGCGCAGTTGCGCAAGGAAGGAAAGCGCCCGCTCGGCTGGGTCTTCCCCCGAAATTTTTTCCAGAAGCGAGAAAGGAACAGTCCGACCGCCGGTTCCCACCCCCGCCGATCCCCGGGCATTGGCACCAGATCGCAGGGCATCAGCGGCCAGCGCCTCGGGCGATCCCGGCATCAGGCCATCGTGGCGCGGCCTGCCTCGTGGGCGCTTGGTCGCGGCCTCGGTCACTGCGCCACCTCACCCAGCGAGACGCCGCGATAGCGTGCGCAGATCCGAGACGCAGCCAGCGACAGGCCAAGCGGGCGATCCCGTTCGGTCGCCCCGCCGCGTGCATCGTAAAGCATGGCGAATTGATCGCAGGCAGCGAATGCCAGATCGTCGGACAGCTCGGCCAGCGCGGCGGGCAGCTCATAGGCCGCAGCGTGGGCCACATCGCCAAGAGCGGTTGCCAGCATAGCCACCAGCGTGCCGTCTTCGTCGTCGTGGTCAATGCGGGCGTGGGTTTTGGCTTGGGAAAGCAGATCGGTTGCGATGGTCATTGCTCGGCCTCATGGCACAGGCCGCGCGTTACCGCGTTACCTCCCTTATAGGGGGAGGTAACGGTGGTAACGGCATGGTGCGGCGTTACGGTGTGAGAGAAGTAACGGTTGGTAACGGTGGTAACGTTCATTCCGAGGCCCTCCATGCGAAGCCATCGGCAATGCAGATCACGCCTGCCTCTTGCAGCTTGCTCTTGGCGCTGTGGAAGGCTTTGCGGCTGGCACTTTCGCTTTCCCCGCTGGACAATGACGCGCCATCGCATAAGGCCCGCCAGTGTTCGAGCGAGACGCATTGCCGATCGGTCGGGAACAGGTCGCCGGTCTTGGTGATACCGTGATGCGCCAGAGCATCCCCGAAGGCTTGCAGCGCAATCTTGGCCTGCCCGGTGATCTTCGGCCCGCGTTTCTTCGGCGCGTCCTCGGTCGGTTCCACGACACAGGATGTCACCGCATCGCCGTCTTCGTCATAGCCAATGAAGACGCTGCGAAGGCAGTAGTGGAAGGCTGCGTCGTCGGGCATATCACGCTGTTTGCGCGTGGTGGCGGAAATCACCTTGCCGTCGCGGGTCAACTCGATCTCAGTATCCACGGCACCGCGTAGCGCGCCAGAGCCGCGCGCACCGCGCGATGTGTCCTTGCCGCTATGGTGGATGACCAGCACATGCGCGCCCGTCTCGGCCCGGATGAAATCGACGTTGGCGATGAATTGGCCCATGTCCTTGGCGGTGTTCTCGTCACCGGCCCCCATCGAACGGGCCAGAGTGTCAATCACCACAAGCGCGGGGCGCAGATCGCCCAGGGCATCAACGAAAGCCTGCGCATCACCGGGGGCGCAGAGGTCGAGGGTCAACGGCAGCAGCATGAAGCGATTGCCCGCCGCTTTGGCGAGGTCGGGCTTGTCCCTCTTGAACGCTTCGAGCCGGTTGACGATCCCGCGCCCGCCCTCGGCTGCCGCATAGATCACCAGACCCTGCGCCACGCGGTTTCCGTGCCAGTCCTCGCCCGCCGCAACATGCAGCCCCATATCGAGAGCAAGGAAGGTCTTGCCCACGTTGCTTTCGCCGTAAACGGTCGAGGCGGCGCCTTGGTCGATCCAGCCTTTGATAAGGTAGGTGTTGCGCAGTTCGGCCCGGAGGTCACCGAGGGGGCGCATGGCGTTCGTGATTGCCGCCACACGGCCCCCGGCCTTCGCCTCGCCCGCCTCACCCCGCGCCGGTTCGCCAATGTCGCCATAAGCATCGAGCGGCGTCAGGGGAACATCGTCGCAGCCTGCCGGGGTTCTATCGAGCGGCGGATGCACCTGCCGCAGTTGCTGGCGAGTCGAGGTGCTGCGGTCTTCGCTGCGCCGCCAGTCTTCGAGCGCCTTCCGTGCCTCGGGTGTGCTGAAAAATCCGTCTTCCATCACGCGGCCCCCCGCTTCACGAAGGGCAGCACATGTGCCGACCAGATCGCTGCGCCGGTCAGATCCGAAAGCCCCTCGGCGTAGGCAAGCGCCTCGTCCAGGGCCCAATAGGCGGCAACCTGCTCTCCGTTGTGATACACCCCCCGGAAGTCGCGACCGGTTTTCTTGTCGTGGTGCAGCCGAATCCAGATCATTGCAGCACCCCGCTGAAAGCGAAGTCGCAGATCTCTGCTGCCTGTTCCGGCCGCAGTGAATGCAGCGCACACAGAAGGATAGCCGCTCGTTCATGCACCGGCAGCCTCAGCGCCCATAGGTGAGAAATGGTTTCCCAATTCTCTGGCGTGTCGAGGATCAGGCCGTAGCCTAGCAGCCGGGCCGCTCGTTTGTGGCGGTCCTGGGCGAATGCAGAGATTGCGCTCTGGTGGCGGTTATCACGTTCACCAGGTGTTCCGGGTTGGTCCTGATAACGATTTTCTGGGAAGGCGTTGATTGGTATGGGGAACCGCAGGGCTTTGCAATCCGCTGCGTAACCTCTCCGCCAACCCGCCGAGAGCCTCCGAATTACATGAATGTCTGGCCGCCCGCAAGGTCGAAAAGCATGATTTTTCAGTGCAAACTTCCAGGTTCATGTCAGTTGCTGTCGAGGGTGAAATGTTTGGTGTAGTGATGGCTTGTGGCTATCCATGCAGGGTTGAAGCCGATCTTGTTGTACCTAAAGATGATCAGGCGGATAGGGCGGGGCAAGGTCTGCGGGTGTCATCCTCTATGATGTGCAAGCATGGATTTGGTCGAGGGGACTGGCGCAAGCTTTGCTGCCTGACTGCTGCGGTTAGTTCGTGTGTCTGTAATTTTGTGTGGAACATATTGTTCCGAACACTGTGTTGCCCACACTAATCCTGAAAACTGTGTTCAACACACCATTTAGGTGCAAAACAGGACATGCGTGTAGATCTGTGCGCAATGTGTATTGAGTGTGTATGGCGTATTTTGTGGGAATTTTTGGGCTAACGTACTGTTTTTGCTGTTGTTTTTACTTGCAAAAATAGAGTGTTGGTGGATTTGCAATCCGCTGCGTAACCTCTCCGCCAACCCGCCTGCCTTGAGGTGGCTCTCCGATAAAGGATCGCGCGGGTCTGTGCAAGGGGGCAGTGCGCGCGTCCTTGCACAGCCCGAGCGAAACCTCTGTGCAACAGCCCGGCTCGCAATGCTGCGGCATGTTGCCCCGCAG